TTTACGTACTAATTATGGCAAATATCACAGAATATAATTTACCTATAGATGCTTATGCATCATTTGATGCTCGTAGTTTGAGAGATCTTATTATAGATCGTCTCAATAATAATAGTGATATCTCTTTTACAGATCAGAATTACGAGGGTAGTAATCTCAACGCTGTTATCGATATAATAGCTTACTCGTACCACACTCTATTATTTTACTTAAATCAAACTAGTTCAGAAGCTGTTTTCACTGATGCGCAGTTGTATGAAAATATGAACCGTATAGTTAAATTGATTGACTATAAACCTGTGGGTAAACAATCGTCTGTTGTACCTATAGAGTTGACTGGACTAGCTAATTTATCAATCGGTTATCATACAGTACCTAGATTTTCTTTTATCACATCAAACGGTAAGACTTACTCTGTTGTTAGAGATACAACTTATAGAAAAATTACTGCAGCTGTAGAAAAACTAACCCCCTTAGAAAATAACTTATTTTATGAAGGTAAATTCCAAGAGTACCCTCTAGTTAATGCTACCGGGGAACTGTACGAAGTAATTAATATATTACCAGGTGCAGATACTATAGTAGATCACTTCAATATCTATATATTCGTAAAAGAAATTAAAAATAACAAATGGTATGAATATAAAAGAACTCCTTAATTGTTTTTAGCGGATGCAAATGACAGAGTGTTTGAATGTAGATATAATCAAAATAAAAACTATGAAATTAAGTTCGGTAACAACATAAATGGCGTTACATTAACCAGTGGTGATCAGGTTGCAATATACTATTTACCATCTTCAGGAGACACAGGTAAAATAACTAAAAATAATTTTAATGAAACCACTCTTAATATCTTTAATACTACTCGCTTTGATCAAATTTTTAATGATATTAAAGACACTACATTAGATTATGTTTCAGTTGATGAGAGTGTTAATATAACAGCGACTAATACCGAGGATAGTACTGATTTCGGAGAAGAGGAAAGTGTAGAAGAAATTAGAACTAATGCACCTAAATTTTTCACATCTGAATATAAACTTATAACTAAAACGGATTACGAATCATTTATAACTCGTAATTATAAAAACTTTATATATGATGTAAAGGTACATAACAATTCAGACTACCTTAATTCATATAAGTCCTATTTGACTAATAGCTTAGGATTAAATTCATATACTGATCATAATAATGCTCTTTTCAATCAAGTTACATATAGTGATAGTTTTGATTTTAATAATTTGTTTGTTACAATAGTGCCTAAATTTAAAAGAAACAAATCTGTAGTTACAAGATCTAATTATATATCTCCTTCTCTCAAATCAGAAATAATAAGAAATATTCGAGACTACAAATTGCTTAATGCAGAAATTACATTTCTCGACCCTATATATTTAGCTTTTGATTTTTATCTCAAAAGTGCTTCTGAAAGCCCTGGTCTGCAAATAAAAGATTTTACATCATTAGTTATTGAAAGAAGTTCAGGTACAATAATAAATGAAAATACAATTGTAGATAAGGTACATAATATTATCGAGAGTTTTTTCAGTAATGCTAAATTAGGCCAATTTATTAATATTACTCAACTTAATGCAGAAATACTGGGCGTTGAAGGAGTAGTAGGTTTCTACACATATAGGTCTGATATAAACATTAAAGCAGATGGCTTGAATTTTGGTATGTACAATCCAGTATACAACGGAAGAGATTTAAGAATAATAAACACTAATAGAAATCTCTCTACATTTCAGATACCTTATTTAGATAATTCTACAGCTTTGAAAAATAAAATTACTGTAGAAACAGTAAGTAGAACAACTAACGTTGAATATTAATAATGGCAGATTGTGATGTAATAAACGGTATTTCAGATTGTACGTTATCGGTTACAACCCCGATAACTATAACCCCTAGTCTTTCTGGATATACAAAAATATCTAACTTTACATTTGTACCTAATTTAACCGGAGACTTTCTTGAGTCTTATCACAAAGAAGTTAGTAATATCAAAGTTTATTGGGACTTCGGAGATGGAAGCACATTAAGTGCAGAGAATCCTTTTCCAGAAAATTTAAAATATCAAGCTACACATACTTATCAATATCCTGGAGTGTACACTGTAACTTGTTATTTTTATGATAATGAAGGTAATGCATTACTTAATTTAGCAAGCGAAAATATAACTATAAAAAACTTTATTAACACTAAGATAGAAGTTGTTAAAAGAAATCAAATATCAATACGCACAGGTGCATTAGAAGATTCTATTAATAATAGTGATATATCTTTTATAGGTTTTAGATTACAAACAACATGGCAAGATTATAATCCTAGTGGTAATACAATATACTTTGCTGCCAGTGGGGCTTTATCAAATATATTTGATGAAAACAATAAATGGGCCCATTTGATACCTTATAGAGGGTTTTATATAAAAGAACCATTAGGGTTTAGACCTGTAGATAATCAATATAATATACGTTTAGAACCTATCTATTGTAAGTTAGATGCTAGCAATGAACCTTATATTATTCCCGCGGGTCAAAGTACTAGTGGAGGTGTAATTTTAGGAGCCCAAACTTCAACTAGCCCGTATAACGATACTGCGAGACTATATTATTACGATGAGTATCACTATGAAGAAGATGTAAACCCTAACATTATTTTAGGTTTTGATAGTTCCAAACATACTTTAAAAGATCTCTTTGTAAATAAACAAGAAAATATAAATATAAATTTATCAAATATGAACTATATGGAAACTAACGTTGATATAGTTAACATTAATATGGTAAAAACTATCCCTGATTTTCTAGAGTTGACGAGTTCGGGGCTACCTGGAATGAAGTTACCTAAATTTAAAAGAGAAAATAATAAGTTTAGAGTATTCGTTTCAGCTAAAAGTGGGGATCCTAACAATAGAACTATAGGTACTATTAACCCTTGCAAATATTTTGACAAATTCTATTACGACCCTACTGGTTATGATAATAACGAGGTTGGTAAATTTAAAGCTGAGGTAAGAGTAGGTAGCGTAACGGCAGCACCTGATGCTACCCTTACGAGCTATATTTCATCAATAAAACAAAGTGACTTACCATATAACACTTCTTTAAGTAGTAGTGAATTAAGCTCATTTCTTTATATAAATTATACTCCTACTTTATCCTCCAATGTTGAGCAAACTCAAGTAATAACTATATCTGGGCAACCATCATCAGAACTACCTGTATTAACAGGGGAATATACATTTACAGTATCCCCTTCTACAGAAAATCTTTTAGAAAAAATAAATGAGTACAACTTTAACTATAGTGAAATATTAAAAGATTATAGGTTTCAAGAGTTTCTATATGAATATGAAAATTTATTTAATAGTATCTTAGAGCCTATAGTAGGTACTAATTTAAGTGAACCGGGTACTTTAGGTAAACGGTTTATAGAAAAGATAGGTAACTTTGTTATAAATAACGTAGATGTTGATACATGTAATATAAGTATACTCAAGAAGTTACATACATTTTTAAATGAGTCTGCAGGATTCGAATCTACTATAATACCACCGGATTTGAAAAGACTATATGATATATTTTCTATAAAAAGTAAATTACTTATTGGAGATCAAGAGAAAAATAACAAAAATTTTGATACGTTTTACAATAGTGGTTCAGCATTTGGTTTAAATATAGATTTTAGGAACGAACTTAGTACTTCTACATACACAGTAACAGCAGGTACGAAATTTATTGCAGTACAAAAGTTCAACAATGTACCTATAGTAATAGACCCAATGAATGTACCAACAACCACTATTACAACAGGATATACAAGCGCATACCCTTTAAGTGATTATAATGTATACTCAACATGGGGATGGCCATTAGATGAAGAAGTTATAGGTAATGATTTAAGTTTATTATATAATTTTTACGTATATAAAGAAAATATATATACAGATACAATCAGTAACAATATTATTACTGGACCGAACATACTAAATACAAAACGTAACATAGACTATCAATTAAGAAAAGGACTTAATTTATGATAATAGATTTTAATACAGCAAGCCCTTTAACGTTTAAAAAGTTTAGAGAATATTATTTAGATTATAATAATGCAAATGATTTAGAAAATTTGTATAATGAATATCTAATAAATTATTCTAAAAATAGAATAATATCTCAAAACACTAAGGATAACTATATTTCAAATACATATAAAGAGTATATAAAAAATATCAGCTTTATTGACCTTAAAACAGATGTTAAATCCTTTTTACAAAAACTTGATTATAATAATATATATGATTTAGATGTAATAGTAGAATATGTTAATAATTTTATTATAAGTGAGCTTGAGATTATTAAAGCTGCTCGTGAAGAATTAAAATATGCAAAAACAAAAAATAATCTTAAGACTTCCCGTAAAGGTATATCTTTACGCTTAAAAAATTTAATTTTACGATTTTTAGTTCGTAATTTAAAAATGCTTTACAATAATGGTATTATTGTTAATATAAAAGAGATAAGTAATAAACTTAACATCAAGTTTTATAATTATGCTTGTAATTTAGTAAACTCTTCTGAAAAAATATCTCAGCCAGATTTACTAGTACGAACCGATTACTCTGAAAAAATTAAAAATATTTCTCGACAACTTGTACAACCTATAAAAGTTAAGCATAAAGGTAAACTAGTATATTTAAAGACTAATTTTAATCGCAAAATATCAGCTAATATATTATATACCGATATTAATAGCTTGCCTGATCGATTTTTTAGTAACGAGAGTAAGGCCGCAGATAATTTTACATCTACTCTTTTATCTCAATTGTATGAAAAGTATCTTGAAACTGATATGTATCAACTATCCGGAGATGGTCGTACATATAATTTTAATAAAGTACTTACTGCAAAAAATAGTAGCTCTTACTATAACAGATATAATCCTTCAGTTAACAATGAATATGGTCGATTAATTAATAAAACTAAATTACCTTTCCAGCTGAGTTTTACTAATTCTGGCCTCGCTACGAGTTTATCTAAAAATCTCTCATACAAAATTGATTTACTTAAATTGAATAAATCTTTTTTGATTCCTGATCCTACAAAGATACAACCGGGGTTTGGAGTCAACAAAAGAAAATCTACAGGTCCGTTAATTTTTTCAGCTAACAATTCTTGGATAAAAAATAATGAAACTAGTAATAGTATAAGTGTGGTTGACAATACATCCCTTAAAGGCTTTGGTTATCAATCAAAAGAAAGTTCTATCAACTATAGTCATACTGGTATTAATAGACAATCAGATGAAATAAGCTTCTGGGGAGGATCAAAGCATGAAATATGGAAAAATATAGACACATATAAAAAGACTAATCTTGCTGTATATCCTGAAGCTGAAAGATTTGAAGATTTGCTTATTACTGATAAAACTGCTGTAATAATAAAAACTGACTTATATGGTAATGAATTTGCATTATATAAAAGGGTTAATCCAGCACGTATAGGAGGTAGCTCATATACAACTTATAACAATATATATGATAATTTACCACCAGTACAAGAGGAGGATGGGGATTGTATAATATATGATGGTCAGTATTTTAACGATACTTTGACCGCTATTTCAAACTCAGACCCTTCAACATATCCAGATATAGATTCTATATTTGATGTAATATTATGTAATGATGTATCTACATGCTATGGTCTTGACGGTTGGTTTGCTCCTTTATCAACTACTTCATGCGAGTTTTTATCAGGAGAAGATGTTGTGGATAATGGCTTTTTATCAGCAGGCCCTTTACATGGTTTAAATATTGCTTTAAATTATTTTAACAAAGGTGCTATAACATTTAATAATTTGAATGTTACTTCTAATTATTCTACTCAATATATAACAACCACGCCTACAATATCTTCTACACCACTTTATAATCAAAATTATACAGTACCAGGTGAGTTATATGTAAGAGATATAGGTACGCAAAAAGTATATAGTTTTTATGAAAAATTGAGTAGTGTTTTTACTAAATTACCAACAGCTGCGCAATCCGCTATATCGGCTAACGAAGTCACAAACTTTGATATAGTAGGCAATACTTTTTATATACAAACATCAGCAAACACATTTACAGAGAGCTATAGTTATGATGGAGAGGATTTTGCTCTTTCTGTAGCGTCGAAGTCTATAATTTAATAGTAAATATTTTAAATGCCAAATAGTATACAATCAGATTATTGGTTTATTGAAGAAACAAATGAGTTTCTTGTGTGTCAAGTCAATGAAATAGTTGGCCCAAGTAATCCTTGTGTTGGTCAAACTAGAGCTTTTGTTCCTTACATTTATAGTATAAATAGAAATACTAATATTAAAACAAGACTGTATCCAATATACGAACCTCAACTAACAGATGAATCTGCAAATGGATTCGATGCTTTTGTATTAGTACCTGATTGTAATAGTGATTTTAATTTTACAGAAATAACTAAGCCACTCTTTTCTTATAACGAAAAAAATGATTTGTATAATATAAGCTTCTTAGGTAAGTATACAGATAAAAACGACGGATTTACTTTATTCAATTATATATTTCAATATGTTAATGAACAAATAAAAATAGTAAGAAGTATAGCAGCTGTGCCTGAAAGCAAAAAGCTTTCTAAAAAATATACATTTGAA